GATGTAATATCACTTATATAAATATTGCCTAACTTGCCATTTAACTCAGTATATGTATCTGCTACCGCCTTGGCATCCGGCACGTATCCAGTCACTTTGGTAGCCAACAGATCCTCCTTTGTGGTGATCATCTGCGCAAATGCCGTGGCTGTCAGATCCGCCAACCACTTCTTGATTTTTCCGAAAATAGTCTTATGTGTATCGCCGGTCATGATATTCTGCCTGCTGGCTGTCTGAGTAAATGCTACCACATTGTTCCCTGAGTCTCCTGTCTTATCCAGTTTATTTGCAAGATCCGCCTCGATCTGCCCTACTACTGTGCTATCGATGCATGTATCAGCAAATTTCAAGAACTCGTTTACCGCATCCTGGTATTGCGTAAATATTGCATCCGTATTTAACTCCGTAAAAGGTATGGCCAGTCCGCATACATCAGAGTTGAGCCGCTGATCAGTGATATTCTGCTGCTGTATCTTGATTACTCCTGCTGCCACATAGATATCTGCCACTACATAATCCTTGTATTCCTCTGTCCGACGACACTCCGGAGCAACCGGTTCGTAGGATGGTGTGCCCTTCTGTAGCGTGTAATGGATATCTCCTTCATCCTTGCACCACGTTGCAGATACTCTGTCGATTCTTCCAAGCACCCCATCTGCCGGATCAATTTCGATTATGATATCTCCGGTGTTGTCGTACCTGTAACCGTCAATGATCATTTTCCCGGCTTTCAGTGTCACCGTCATGTCTCCGTTTGCGATTACCTGCAGGTTTGTATCCTCTTTCATGAAAATGCCTGACGAAATAAACGCTCGGAAATATCTGGCAAAATCGTCTGCCACATATTCTTTGTCATATCCTGTTTCTGTTTCTTCCGCGTCGCACGGAAAGCTCTTTTCTGTCTCCAGTGCCATACCTTTACTCCTTTGCTTTAATTAAATTTATCAGTGTCGGGACATCGTCACCTAACGTGATCACGTAAGATGCCTCTGTCTTCGAATAGCCTTTCTGGATTACTTTTACCTGTGTATCAACAGTAATTCCCCACTGAGTATCCTGACAGGTTACATAGTCTCCCAGAGCAAACTCCATTGCTTTATCTTTGTTAATTTTGACCTCGAAAGCCTTGGCAATATAATAGGCAGACATCTTTTCCAGCCCTTTCTGCCTAAGCTGATCCCGCAGGACTGCTGCCGTAATTCCATCCTCTGAGTAGCCTGACGCATTGTAAAACATCTCATATCTGTCCAGCCCCTCTCCAGATCCTACTGTTACCAGCACACGGTCTGCATCTTCTCCCGGCCCACCAACAAGACATACATTTTTGTAGTTTCCGTCATCCTCGTTGTAATCCTCTGTAAACACATTTTTAAATTTCCGCGTAAAAATACATGGGTGCTCTGTTCCCTGTGTCCTGTTCGTCCCCCTGTACACTTCAAACACAAGTTTTTTCCTTGCATAATCCAGCCTTAGACGATAACCCAGTTCCGTTGTCTTTGACATGTCTGTCAGGGCTTCCTGCAGATTATCGTATGTAATCTGTTTCTCCACCTCGTCCATATCAAAGTTCTGTAATTCTCCAAGTTCTATGAGCGGCATCTTTCTCTTTTCATCCTCCGGAGTAATCGTCTGCTCCTGTACCATCTGCCGCATCATCTGTTCCGGTGTTCCTCTCATGATCATTTTCTTCCAGATAATCCTCTGCCGGAAATATCTTGTCACCATATACCCCTGTATCGTAATTGTCTGCTGTCCATACTTGTTTAACTTAAGCGTCTTTCTTGTAATCACCGCCGGCTGTAATTCGTCCGTTTTGTACAGCAGATATCCTCTCTGCAGGAGCTTGTTTGTTTTCTCGTTAAACATAAATACAACTTTTATAACCCCTGGCTCATGTAGCTTTTCCGTCCACAAGATGCTCTCGTAGGTCGATAGCACACCTACTATATTTAATTCTCTGTCCAGTACATAGATTTCCATGCTTATACCCCCGGATACCTATTGTAAAAATGGATTCTCGTCTCAAGATAGCTCTCTCCCTCGTCAGCAGCATAGCGAAAAAGATTATCCCCTGGATCGAGCTCCAGAAATGTGTTTCCTTCTCCTGCGAGATCGATTTTTCCAATGTAGTCCTCGGATACTCCATTTTTTATTCTTGTCACCGTATTATCCTGCCCAGTCTGTATGACTATCTTTTCCCCGGCTTCCATCGTGCACAGTAGTTTTATAAAAGTCCGCTTGTTTATATCAAATAACTGAGGATTTTTTACTGTACCACCCGCTACAAATGTGATCTGCATTCCCACTTTTATACTGGATCTGTTATACACCTTTGCGATCAAAGATCTGCTCTTAATTCCGAAATGGACCCCTTTGTTCTTGGGAATAACCAGCGGAAAATGAAAGCCACCGACCACATTTGCTACTGCGATCATCGTTTCTGTCTGATCTCTCCAGTAAGGATCCATTGCCAGCAGGCTGACTGTATACTGTTGCACCGGTGCAACTTCCGTAAATTCAAATTTGGGGCTTTTCTCCGTGATCGCTTTTATTACTCGGTTTATCCCTCCGTAATAATGTGCCACTATCAATTCTTTTTTTGGTGCAAACAGGTTTTGCAGTTTGTCCCTCAGCATCTGCATCTGTGCTGTCGTATGTGCCTGCATCTGGCCGATGATCTCCATCTCTCGAGGTAGCACATAACTATTGATCAGCGTTGCCCCATCTTGATCAAATCCCTGGGACTTTACATGTTCAATCTCCAGCCTGTCAAAACCCTTAGTCTCCTGTACCGTGTATGGTGCAGCCGTCAGCTCTACTGAGGTGATACCGTTGCTTATGATAATTTTACGATCTGTTACCATTCCTGCGCTGCCTCCTGTTGTGACTCTTTGATCCTCCGGGCCGTTTCGATCGGATCATCGGTTGGTGTGTAAAAATTGATCTCGTTGTTTATCTCGATCCGCTTATCCGTGTTATTTGTGACTGTCTGAGTCTGCTCCGGCCGGATGTTGGCACTCGGCAGAGACTGTGCAATCACATTATCAATGTCGGCCATTGTCTCCTTCCATCCGACAATATATCCCTCTCCCGACATTTCTCCCATATACTCAAACTTTTTCGACGGGCTGTGGATATCCAGCTCCCGTCTGGCCGCCTCCACAGCATTTCTTGCAAGACGTTCCACCGTGCTTACCACAGATGAGCTTCCGTTGTTGATACCCTGCGTCATTCCCTCCGGTATTCTTCGGCCTATCTCTTCCCAGGTGGATGTGCTGATCTGAGATCTTCCGTTTGCTATAATTGTGGAGCACAACGCATTCAGAGTATTTATCACCTGCTGCCGCCGATTACCGATTCCCTGTATCAGCCCCTGGTCGATATTCTCGCCGATTCTTTGATATACCTTTGACGGACTGTGTATATCCAAAGCCCCTTCTGTGGCCTTAATTGTATCGTTTGCCATGCTTTCAGCCTGATCAGCTACCTTATCCGAGTTGTCTTTTATTCCCGTCTGGAATCCTTCGGCCGCTTTTTCTCCTGCAGTCTGATATGATTTCATCACATCTGACGTCACCTCATCCGGTAGTGACATGGCCTCTGTAAACATATCATTTGCTTTGTCCAGCTCTTCATCCGTCATTTCCACAAATGTTGCCACATATCCTGCACCCTCAGGTCCCAGTTCAGCCAAATGTTGCAGCAGTCCCTGATTAACGCCTCTGTCCGCAAGCAGTTCCATGTTATCCGCCCACTGCGTGATTCCATCGATCTGGGACTGCATGTTATTCAAGAGTTCAGTAGTAGACAACTGCGTCCCTGATTGGAATTCCGCAAAAATATCCAGCTGCCCTTTTACAGTCTCCTGCACTGTGTCATACATATCCTGTAATGCCTGCTGTGCTTCCTGCGACATTCCGGATATCTGGCTACCGGCTTCTGCAGCTGCATCTCCCAGTCCCCCTGTGGCTGCTGCCGTATCGTAGATTCCTTCGTTTTGTGAGATGTAGTCGTAGCAATATTCGTACTCGTCTGACAGTGTCGCTATACTTCCCTCTGTACTGCTTATTGCTTCGTTCAGTTCTCCTAAAGCCATGTTTGCACTATTCACGGCATCCGCATAGGCGTATACATAGGCATCATCTTCTCCCGCCTGTGCCAGCCTTTCCTTCGCCGCGGCAAGCTCATTTTCCTGAGCAATTCTCTGCTCATTCAGTTCCGCAAGCTTTTTCTCTGCCTCCCACTGTTCTTCTGCAATCTGCGCCATATCCTCTCTGGCCGCATTTGCTTTATCCATCGCAGACAATGCATCTATATTTGCATATATGGCCTCTGTTGACATATTCAGCATGCCGGTCTGTTCATCAATTTTCAGGTTCAGATCCGGAAAAGCCGTGTTCAGCTGGTCTATGATCTGCCTCTGCCGTTGTTGTTCTTCTGTTGTGAGCTTGGTTTTCGCCTGTAAACCGTTTAATTCTTCGACAAGTCCTTTGGCAGCTACCGCCTCATTCTCCAGACCAGTCCGGGTTTCTTCTCTGGATTTTTTGGTATCATCATACTCTTTGGTAAGTTCTCTTGTTGTGTCAATCAGGTTTCTGGTAGCCTGCTGGGTTTCGGACAGATTCTCAATGCTGTCTTTGTTGATCAGTATGTACGCTCCCAATGCGGCGGTAAGTCCCGTCACCGCTGTAATCATTATTCCCGCCGGGTTTGCATCCATTGCTGTATTGAGTAGCCACTGTGAGACCGTAGCACCTTCATTTGCTGTCTTATAAGCCTCCCATGCCTTCTGTACTGCCACAATGGCCGGTCCCACCGTATTCATTTGCAGGTTAGCCGCTACAATTCCTGTTACCCCTGCTGCCACCAGATCTGCATTGTCCAGCAGCCATGTCAAACCGTCGATTGCTACCGGGAGAGCCTCCTCCCCCAAATCCAGTGCGCCCTCACAAAAATCTGCCATAGATTTTGACAGCTTATTTAGTGATGTGTTAAGGTCGCCCTTAGTGACAGATTTCTGCAGACGATCCACGGCATCCGTGGCACCCTGCACTGCTGTACGCATGTTTTTATCAAAGATCTCTTCCGTGGCAATTCCCAATCCCTCGAGAGCGGATTTTAAGATAGTTACATCCCCTTTGAGGTTGTTGTTCATGGTGTTTGCCATATCACTGGCCGCACCTTCGCAGCTACTGATCTCTTTATATAGGCTATCGAACTCGTCTCCGGTTCCCTTCAGCAGAGCGTTGACCGCAGCGATGTCCGTCTTGTTAAAGATCTTATTGATTGTCTGCGTCTTTTCAGTGCTGGACATTCCCTCCATCGCACTGTTGAGATCGATCAGTATGTCATTAAGGTCTCGCATATTTCCTGTGGAATCTGCCACCTGAATGCCTAATGACTCTATGGTATTTCTTGCCACATCTGTGGGAGCTGCTAAAGACAGGATTGTATTTCTTAAGTGTGTGCCGCCCTCTGCTCCTTTAATACCGTTGTTGGCCAGTACACCCAGTTCGGCATTCATTGTCTCAATTGACATTCCTGCCAGTGACACAGTTCCGGCACATACCAAAGTAGCCTCACCCAGCTGTGATACGCTGGTATTGGACTTCTGTGCCGTCTTCGTCATCTCATCGATATAGGTGTCCAGCTTCGATGTTTCCATGTTCAGAGCTGCCATAGAGTCCGTTACCAGGTCAGATGCATATGCAAGATCCATGTCACCTGCTGCCGCCAGATCCAACACCTTCGGCAGGGTCTCTACAATCTTTTTTACATCGTATCCGGCCAGAGCAAGATAATTCTCAGCCTCTGCCGCTTCCGTTGCCGAAAACTTCGTGGTTGCTCCGCATTTCTTTGCCGCCTCTTCCAGTTGCTTATAGCTCGCACTGCCGGCATTGATCTCATCCGCTGTCATTCCCATCGTCGCGGCGACCACGCTCATGGACGCATTAAAATCCACGCCCACACTCGTGGCAGATGTTGCAACCGTTTTAATACCGTCCGCTATAGCCTTGACACCTGTTTTAATAGCGTCCGCCGCAAGATTAGCCTTTAGCACATCGCCAAATACCGACACCTGCTCCGTGGCATCCCCGGTCTCTTTCCCCAGCTCATTAATGGATGTGGCACATTTATCCGTACTCTTCTCCGCCTCATTCATATACTGGGTGGTCTTGTTCAGGTCATCCTGCATATTGTTGAGTTCTGCCGTGGCATCATTCAATGCTGTTTGATAATACTTTGCTTTTTGTCCAGCTTTGTTGTAGCTTTCCTCGGCTTTTTCAAGCTTGGACTTCAGGTCATCTATGGTCTTAGCCTGCTCCGTCATTGCATCGGAGTTGTCCCCACTGCTCTCTGACAGGGCAGACATTTCCTTTTCTGCTTTTTCCAGCTCCTGTTTCAGCGCAGATATTTTTTCAGATGCAAGGTCCTGTTTTTGGGCAGAGTTCTCCATTGCTGCCTGATACACATTGACCTTTTGTGTCTGTGTCTCCACCTGCTTTGTCAATATCTCATGCTTTTTTGTAAGTGCATCCAGGGAGTTCTGGCTGTTCTTAAACTCTGAGCTGCACAGTTTCATCTCAGATCTGAGTTCCTGCTGATCTGCTTTTATATTTTTTAAGGCTTCCCGGTATGCTTTTTCTCCATCCAGGACAATTTTCCCACCGATTGTTCCCTTCGCTGCCATCTGCTGTCTCCTACAATGCGTCCAGTGTACTTATATTCTCTTCTTTGTCATCGCTGATACTAAATAATCCCCGTTTTGTCAGGAAATTGTGATGTCTTTTATATATCTCAAACAGATCCATCCATCCTCCGATATACTGCTGTCTGACTGATCTGTGTGTAAATCCCAGGCATGTTACACCCATCTGATAAAGCCAGGGGAAATCCATCGGAGTATCTTCCTCCGACTGGACTCCTCTGGCTCTTATTTTTTTGTCGCAAAGCACCTGCTGAATTCTTCCTGGATCATTGCACACAGATCCGGGTATGCCACATTGCAGTTATGGATGATATACTCTTCCGTAATATCTTCCATTGGCCTGTTATATTCATCCGCTTCAATCTGCATTCCTTCCATCACTGCTGCCGGCAGAATCATTTTTACTGCTGTAACCGCCGGCTCCACAATATAGATCATCGGTACTCCATCCGCTGTATACATCTGATTTCCTTCCTCGTCCTTCCGGTATCTCCAGCCAAACAATTCTCTTTCAAATGCTTTTACACTTCCGTATTTTTCCTGTACCATTTCCAGCACATTCAGATCTATCTTAAACGGGTATGTCTTCTCCCCGATCATTATCCTTCTTAATTTTTCCATGCTTTTCTCCAAAAAGCCCCGGGATATCCCCGGGGCTGCCTGCTCAGTCTACAATCTATTAGCCGTTAATAAAATACTCTTTGATCATAACCTCAGAATTTACAAGTCCGCTCTTGTATGCGATCGCTCTCAGTCCTGCCGTAGCAGCAATGGAAATGGTATTGTTATACTCAGTTCCATTTTCTTCGGAAGGTGTGGTACCATCCGTGGTATATTTAATGGTTGCATCCTTGGTAGCGCATGAGAGTGTTACCGTCTGCGCTTCTGCATAAGTTCCACTATCCACAGATGCTTCGGGAGTAGCGCACTGCTCTACTACACCAAACTTCGTCTGGATCCACTTATCCGCCTCTGCCTCTGTTGCATAGTACGGAGACTTGATCCGCCACTCACCATCCTCATTAGCAATGGCAGTGCCGCTCAGAGTAGGTGTCTTGAATACAATGGAGTCTCCCTTAGTTTCAAAGGACTCCTCTCCCTCTTTCATCTTTACTTTCAGGAGCACGCAGGCCCTGTACTTTTTAACTCCGTCCAGCTGCTCTGCTGTGATAAATCCATATCCAATATATCCGGCTTCGTCTTCGCTCTTGGAAGCTTCCTCTCCATTTACAGCAACGGTGTGTCCAAACATTATCTTTGCTGCCTCAGAAGGCAATCTGTCTGTTCCAATACTTACATTCGCATTCTTGAACTCTGATACGTATTCTGTCTGCTGATTGTCTGCATACAGCGGAGTTTCATTGTAGTTAGGTGTTACGGATGTGCTGATCGCCTTTCCGCATTTAAAGGCATCAGAATACTTGTTAGTTGCAGGATTGAGTTTCGCAATCCAGGGTTTGGATAATCCAAAATTAGCCATTTTATATAGTCCTCCTTAATTTTCCGGCATTGTGATATTCACATTGAATACCGTATGCCTCTTTTTTTCAGGTGCATAGGAATCTACCCATGACTGGATGGATTCCACACAAAAACCGAGCTTTTTCAGTTCGGCTTTTATCTTTTTCTTGTCGCCCATGTACTCCTGCAGTGGTGGAGTATACAATGTAATCTGCAAATATGCCACAGTCTGCTGTTCCTCGTTGTCGGCATCCAGTGCAGATCGTTCATCCTCATAGGTAAATGTGATATATTTTTCTTCTTTACCTTCGTATAAATCCGGTGCTACCGGACAGTGCACTACATCCTTCAGCGTCATGATCATGCTGTTGACATTCATGTTCCTCCCACCTTCCGATTGTAAATTTCCTGCATTTTGCTCATGGTCTTTGCTTCTGCATCGTTTTTTGCCCTTTGCAGCCAGGGGCGGGGCGCCTGTCTCCCGGCTATTCCGTATTCCTTCCAGATTGCCTTCAGGATATTGGATACCGGATATTTTCGCGCTGTTCTCTGTCCATTTCCGTTCTTGGCAGTGTATGTATTCTTCGAATTCCCACTGGGGCCTATATGCACCAGCCAGGCGCCGTTCTTACACTTCTTTGGCTTACTGGCCTTGACCGACTGTACCATTTCAGATTCACCATCATGCAAAATGCTACTCTTCATGGAGCGTTGGATAGCATCCTTGTAAATCGGTGCCGCTTCTGAAAGCATATCTTCTGCCAGATCATCAAAATCTGTTTCCAGCAGTTCTGACAGAAAATCATCCGGGAAATTAAAATCAAAATCAGCCATCCTCTTCCTCCTGCAGATAAAGCTCCATCTGCATGGAATTTTCCGGTATGTATGTCCGGATGATCCTGTAGGTAGCACCCTCATGCTCTACTCTGGACGGTTTCTTTTTCTTCCCGTCAATTTCAACGATTGCGCTCTCAAAATCGTAGCGGTCCACCACCATCATCTTTGTGATAGTGATTCCCTCCCTGGCAGCCGCATAAAACTCTGCTCTCTTGATTCCCTTTTCTTCTGCAAAAACTTCTGTTTTGTGTAAGATTTCCTTAGTCAGGAACCCGTTACTGTCCAGCGTCTTCTCCGGAACTATCAGATTGATCAGTTCGCTTCTCATCTAATTCCCTCCCATTGTACAATCCACACAGGCTCATCGCATCTCTCAGATCTTTATATGCTTTTTCATGACGTTCACCTTGTCCCATATAATCAAGCTTCCACTTACAGTAAAGTTCACATGCTGTGTCCAGTAAATTGGATTCTTTTTTTATATTAGCACCCGCCATCTGCATATCCTGCAGGCAGGTGCCAATATACCTCTCGATATTTCTATCGAGTTTATCGTGCTTAATCATCATAGACTGGCGAATCTGTTCTGCTGAAATCATATGTCATCACCCCATGCAGTCAGTTGCTTATTTTGCAGCCTCTTTTAACAATGCGTGTGCCTTGGTTGTAAGCACATTGCCGTCCATGATCGCATAACCACAGTAATCTGTCTTGCGCTCTTTGACATGTTCTTCCGGGATCATAGTCATTTCTTTGTTGATATTCAGATGATATCCGTCCTTTGCATTGGATGCCAGAATCTCACCATCCTTCATGGAATCATCTTCTTTTACAAGCATCCCAAGAACTCTATAAGCTCCGCCTGCGGTCGGATCAGCTACAAAAATAGGTCTTCCGTTGCTATCTACAATAGCTGCAATTTTATTCCAGATGGTGTCAGTATTTGCATATACCTTAAGACCGGCACCATAGCCGGATTTTACTTTTGCCCTTAAAGCCAACATGTCTTTATACGTCGGCAGTGTTCCCTTTGCATAGGTAATCACCTGCGGTGTTCCCACTTCTCCCTCCAGAGCTGTCACTGTTCCCATGGGTTCAGGTTTACCAGAACTTGCGCCTGCGCCGGCTCCATGTGTTACACCGTATCCTGCTGCCGCTCCCATTTTCTTAGCCATCCTGCGCTGAATATAGGGGATAAAATCATCAATGGCCATCTCCTTCAGCTTCCACGTTACCGTAATATCTCTGGACAATTCGCAGCCCTTCAGAGTAAACTCCTTAAATGTTTCTTTTCCATCTTCAGTTACCGTATTTTCATCGTACCATTTTGCATCGCTAGAGGTATCCTCCTGGATCATTGTCAGTAATCCGTTTACATACGTCTTGGTTACCTCTCCAAAATAAGGATACATCTCTCCTGCCATTTCCCAGATTCCCTTAGATACAGTTTTGGGGATTACTACAGATGTATTCTCGGTAGTATGGACATACGCTTCATTTACCAGCTTGTATGCCTCCGCTTCCTTATTGCTGAGCGTTTTCCCCATCAAAGTCTTGGCCCAGGCATTTTTGTATTCCTCGGATGCCCATGCCTTTGCTTCCGGAGTCTCAGTAGTACTATCATCTTCTACCATAGTCTCCTGGATCATTGTCGGATTCATGGGCTTGGGATCCAGATTTAATGCCCGGAAGTCTGCCTGTGCCTGTGCAATAGCATCCCACTGTTCATCCAGATTCTTAACCTCATCCATCTTGGCCTGTGCTTTCTCTGCCTCGCCGGCATCGATCAGTTTCTGCGCTTCCTCCATCAGGGCCGCCCTTTTAGTCTCGTACTGTTTCTTGTTCATGCTCTTTTTTCTCCTTTTAATTTTAATAAATTTAAGTTGAGTTGCATTAAAAAAGCAGCGTCACCGGAATTTTCCGGTTCTTCTGCCTGTTTTAACATTCTTTTTACTTTTTCCATCTGGTTCTTGTCCGGCAGAGCAAATATCGGTCCTGCCACCAGTGGTATTTCCGGCTGTGATTCTTCAAACATGATTGCATCGATCAGCCCTTTTTCTTTTGCCTGTGCTGCTGTCAGCCATGTTTCGTGTTCCATCATCTTCAGAGCATCTTCCTCCGACATTCCTGTCTTTTCAGTGTATGCCGTGCATAGTGCCTTGTCCGCTGTCCTAAGTACCTCTGCCATATGTTCCATGTCGTTATGATTTCCCTTAGCGCCGGATGATACACAATGTACCATCATTAAGGCCGTTGGAGACATTTCGCAGTATGATGCCATGGCCGCAATCGACGCTGCGCTGCATGCTTCTCCTGTGATGTAGATCTTTACGTTGTCTTTTCTACTCCTTAACAGAGTGTATATCTCAGATCCTACATCAATCACCCCTCCGGGAGAATTGACATATACCTCAATTTCGTCTCCATCGGCAAAAGCATCCATGATTTTCTGCACATCTGCCGGGCAGGTACTATCTTCCCCGAAAAAATCATAGTACCATTTATAATCATTCGGTATCATTACACCCCGGATGTTTATCCTGTGTTTCATCTTTACTCCTTTCTGCTGCATCTAACATTTTTACTATTAAATCAGACAGCACAATATAGTTCTTGTCATTCATCTGCGCCAATGTGTTCTGGATCATGTCTACAACCTGTGTGTCCAGTCTGCGGATAGGCTTGTCTCCATCTGCAATCGGTGCCATGTTCATGGTCTCTCGCCATTCATTCGGTGTCATGGCTCCACGGTCTACCATAGCCACAAAAGCAAGTTTTGTATTCAGGCTTGCGCATTGCAGATTGCTGGCTGTAAATACGATTTTATTGCCGTGTCCCCGCTCCTTTCTGGAAAAGAGTCTCACGGTATACACCTCTCCGAGCTGGATGGCCAACGGCTCAATTTCTGCCTCATAGTAGGCATTCCATTCATCCTCGTTCCACTTGGACTGTACAATTTTCTCATTCGTGTTGAAAAATGAATAGATTCTCTGAATGGCCTTCTCCGTCTGCGCAGCATTCGGAACGTAGTCTTTTGGTTCAATTCTTTCGGCTTTTGCTTTGGAATCCACACCGGCCGCCCCAAAAGTATCGCTTTCGATATTGAGGTAATTGTCGACAAAATCTTTCACATTCTGTTTTATATCTTCTCTTCGCAGTGATCCTGTAAAGGTCAACAGCCAGCGCACTATGCCGCTATTTTTAACAGCCTTTATAATTCCCTGATCAATGGTTCCGATTACTTCCATCATGGAGCTTAATGCTTTTGCAGGACTTTCCCCGAAAATATCATTCTCATTAAAATCCTGCCGCAGATGGATGATCTGGTCGTACCGGAAAATATTACTTTTACCATTCCTATACTGAAATTTCAGGTGTAACTCATCATTTATGTATACCGTTTCGCACATGACACACGGAATCGGATACAGCTGCATCGGTTTTCCATTTTCGTCCCTTATGACCAGTATAAATGCATTGTTATTCAGACATAGCTGGGTTGCTACTTTTTCTTGGAACATTTGTCCTGTCATAAAAGGATTCGGTTCCGATAGAATGAAGCGAATGTTTGCATCTGGATTGATTGTCATCCCCTTGGCATCCTGGCGGATATGCTTGGCAACCAGTTTTCCCGCTGCCTTTACCTTGGGTCTGATACAGGATCTCACAATATCACTATCGTACAGTCTGCCGTTCCATGCATAATAATGTTCTCCCCACGTTGTAACCATCTGTACGATGTTTTTATCTGTTTTTTCATTTATTGTCGGTTCTCGCTTTCGAAATAATCCCATTAATCCCATCGTTTCTCCTTAGATTATTGATTCATATTCTTCCAGGTTGTTCTCTAGTTCCACATACGCATCCAGAAGGCCTGCCATTCCGTCAATTCTTTTTGTGCTTGTATTTCCCTTGCACGGCTGAATATTATTGTTCTTGTCAATATCCACTGATGTATTGCAAAGGCACCATTTCAGTATCGGATTATTGTTGTACACTATTTTTTTTGCTGTCAGATCTGCGCCCAGCGATTTCATCGGTCCCGAAAGAGTTTTTTTACCCTGAATAATCGGATCCATGACAGCTACGCCAAATGTATCCTTCATGTCTTCCACAAAATACGTTGCAGACCATGCATCATATCCACACTTAAACAAGTAAATATCATATTCATTCTGCACCTGTTCAAACCATTCTCTGATATACCGATAATGCACTTTGTTTCCAGGACAAGTTCTCAGCCATTCGTTTTCTAACCATGTATCATATGGGATTTTATCTTCCCTGATTCTCTGCTCCAGCAAGTCTTCCGGTAGCCAATACATCTGTAGTACATATATCTTCTCATCATTCGGCACCTTGAAAATCACCGTTGCATTCGTAAGGTCCGTCGTGCTGGATAAATCGCATCCTCCAATTCCATAGCGCGGTTTCAGTTCCTTCAGGTCAAATGTCTCCCGATTGTCTATCTGCTCAAATGTCAGCCATGCTTCCGAAGACGTCTCACGTATATTAAATTCCTTGCAAACCAGATTTTTTACCAGTTTAGGATCCTGCATGGCCTTCTTTACCTTGGCACGCAAGGTATTTAAGTTTTTAATGGTCCCTAGTCCGGGGTTTGCTTTATACCAACACTTTTCATCAATCCATTCCTTTCTGCTGTCAAGTTCATAGACAAACGCAATCAAATGTTCATCTTTATAACCATTCTCGTCGAAGTAGCCATTTATCAGCCGCTCTGCCTCTTCATACTTCTGGTCATAGATATCTTCTCTTACAGTTCCAGCCGTCGTTGTAATAAATACCAACGGCTGTTCTCTGGCCGTGACGCCATCAGCTATGATGTCGTACAATGGTCTTCCATTTTTCCACTGGTGTATTTCATCCATCAGCGCTCCATGTACATTCAGTCCATCCATTGTGTCAGAATCCGAAGCCAGTGGTTTAAAAGTACCGGAGTTATAATCCTCCGAAGACAGATCTGCTACCAATGGTTTGACTCTCCGCAGCAGTGCCGGTGATTTTTTTACCATTCTTTTTGCTTCCTGCCATATGATCTTGGCCTGATCCCTTTTTGTTGCAACCGCATATACTTCCGGCCCCGGTTCTCCGTCTGCTACCTGTAGGTATAGTCCCACTCCGGATGCCAGCAGAGATTTTCCGTTCTTTTTCCCAACAATTAAAATAGCCTCCCGGTATTTCCGGAGGCCATTGATATCTACAAATCCAAATATAGCTGCCAACATTGCCTTTTCCCATAGTTCCAAGACAACTCTTTTCCCGCCGAATTTTCCTTTCGAATGGTGACAGTAGTTTTCAAAAAATTCCAGAATATGATTTCCGCGATGTGCACTATAAAAGTACTCTCCCGGATGATCTATGTCATAGATCAGTTTTTTATATGTCCTATATACTTTGTCACATACTATTACTTCTCCGCTTTCTATCTTCTCCCAGTATTCTCGGATCGGATTATAGTTTTCCGGATATTTTATCATATATCCTCACGTCCATTCACGAAATCATCAAAACTGTCTTCTTTTGCTGCCGGCTTGCTTGGTGTTTTTGGTAAACAGTCTACCAATATTTTCATTGCCTGCGTCTGTTTTTGTGACATCTGCAGGTACATCTGTGCATCCGGGCTTTGTTTTACACCCCACTGGTTTTCTCCGTTCTTGTATTCCACCGTTGTTCCATCCCTGACGATCTTCTCTCTCAGGTCCTGCATTGTTACTGTCATAAAAGCCACATCTGCAATGGTAGAATCCACTAATTTCTTTTTATTTTCATCAATTTCCTTGAATAATTTCCTAAGTCTGCCTATCTCTTTCTTAATTCTCTTCTGCTTATCCACATAATTGGAAATGCTGTCGTATTCAGCTTCCCGGCGGCATTCCTCTTTTTCAAATTCTTCATCGCTCATCATAGATACCACACCCCCCTTATGGAAACCTGTGTGTTAAATCAATCTCCGCTATCGGTTCTCAGCCATCGGCACCCCATATCTTTTTATGGGGGGAGTCTATGTCCCTGACAGAAATGGGATTTCCATCTGCGTCAAAGATACACAACGGCTGCTGCCCCCTGAAAACTCCATGTCCCTCAAATTTGTCATGACAATTTTTGCACACATACTCCAGGTAATTGTAGTTGAGACTGATCTCCGGATCTGATATGTTGTCCTGTGTCAGCTTGATCTTATGGTGCACTATGTAACCGAGTTCCTTCTGACACTCTTCGCACAATCCTCCATCAACTAATCGTCTCTCTGATATGTAACTGTTCTTACATTTGATCCACTGTCTGGATTTGTAAAATGCTTTCGCCCACTCCTGCGCCATATGCTCACCTGTTGCACCGGTGCAACTCCACGAAAAAAGGCAACGCAGATTATCTGCATTGCCCTTATCACTAATTTATCACGATACTATATTATCACATTTGACAACGAAAATTACGCCATCTTTTTTAAATGTGATCTATTCTCTGTTTTATTGCCTTATTTATAAATTCGTTTACGCTCTCGCCTGCTGCCACTGCTGCCGTTTTGATTCGATCCTTTTCTCCTTTTGGGAGCATGAGACTGATTCTATCATACTTCTCTTTGTTATAACTATTCTGATAACTGATTTGATTAAATACTTTTTCTTCTGCCGACATTCTTTCTCTTTTTTTCTCTCCCCATTTGGTGTATACTATATTTACAGTTTGGGCGGCTTAGGCAAGTCCACCGCCCTTTCTGTGTCCCTAAAGCCTATTCAGCAGGCTTTTCTTTTTTGGCCATGTTTCTGACTTCCTGCACAGCCTTGGCAACCTCGTCCATGTCCTTGCAATTACTGAACTTATCGGCTACCAGATTAAGAATTACATCCATCTGTTTGTCTGTCATGTTCTCAGCCATTTGATCTCCTTTCTATGCTTGCCCATTTATTTGTTAAGCTCTCATATCTCTCTTAACTGTCTTTATTGTATCGCATATTGCTCAATATGTCAATACATATTATGTAATATGTCTAAATAATTTCGCCAATGTATCTTCCAACTCTAACTATAACTTTCTGCACAATCCTCTGCATCTGTCTCTCGCTGTAGCTGCAGGACACCAATCGATGATATGGCACGGGTTTTCTGATTCCTCTTGACCAGTATCTCACCCTTATGACTTCCTGCTCCTCTTTGCGCAGGTCATTGTATACAAACTCTATTGCCTCAATCTCTTTTTTTATCCGGTCGAAATATACCGATGTCATCTTCATGGCTTTCGCCTCTGTCACTGACTGTGCCTTGTCCCTTTCCTCTTCTGGATTCAGCGGACGACTGCTACCTCTCGCCGGTGATGCCATGATATCTGATATGTACTCCTCGTATTCTTTCTTGCGCTGGGGATACCTCAATAATATAGTTTCGATAATCCTCCAGCTTGCTCTGTTAATTCTTTGCATCGATGCTTTCTCCTTTCTGTTGCACCGGTGCAATTCCGGTGCGGTTACTATGCTACTCTGTTGTATTTGTGCTGCATCTCTTCGATGTCATCTATTAAATAATACTGTACAGTCATGTCCGGCTTTGCATGTCCCAGTAATTTACTCACCAGCAATACATCACCAGTTTTGCGGTAAAGCACACTCGCAAATGTCTTGCGATACACATGCACGGTTGCCTTGATACGGGTCACTCCCCCGCGCAGAGCCATTCCCTTTGCCATATTTTCAATAGCTGCATTCTTCATCCGTTTGTGTGGAGCACGGTCGCACAGGAATAACGGATTTGTTCCCGGACGGTCTCCTATATAGTTCTTCAATGCTTTCACTGCCATCGGTGTCAACATGCCCGTACGGTAAGTGTCTGTCTTCTGTCCAAATATTGTCACTCGTTTATGTGATAGATCTATGTCAGCAACATTGAGATTTGAAATCTCTCCGACACGCATTCCAGTGCTCAACATCAGTTCAAAAAGTGCTTTCTCCTTTGGTGTCTGGAGCACATCCCGGATATCTTCCACTTCCTCATCGGAGATACGTTCCTTTTTGCGCTTAATCTGCTTGACCTTGTCCACACCATCAACAATATTGTCCTGGATATGTCGCTTCTTAAATGCCCAGCTGAAGAACGTGCAGAGATACCGGTATATTGTGGATTTATAATTATGACTAATGTGATCACGATAGGATCTGATTGCAAGGTAGTCTGTGATATCCTGCGCTGTCACATATTTATAATTTTTGTTCACAAAGTCAAAAAACTTTCGGATGATCCCGATGTAGCTCTTGATCGTGCCGGCATGGAGTCCTGCTGCCACCATATCCACACAGTATCTCTGCATTAACCACTCATTGTCATACTCAATGGTCATTGGCAGCTGTTTGATCTCTGCCAGTTCAAAGTCCTGCAATTTTACGTAAAGCGTAATCTTCATCCGGTCGATCTGTTCTTTGGTCATGCTGTCACGTAATTCATAGGCTACGTCGTTGATTAAATCATTTTTAGTCATATGCGCACCTCATTTTCTCGTTGCCTAAGAAACATCCGTGTGATATGATGTCCTTAAGCAGTGAGCGGTAGATGCTATCTTTGGTCGGATGGTCTACCGCTGTTTTATTGGCATCGATTGCAGGCTCCTCTGCAGTTGGCTCTAAAATTGTGTATGATACTTATTACTCTTTTTCTATCACTCCTTCACTAACTTTCAGTTTACCTATGCATTCGACACTATCTCTTTGACCTTTTTCTCGTAAAATTCATCCGAAATATACTTATCTCCGTAAGGAATCTTACTATCCGTCAGCACGGCATACGCTTCAGCCCAGGATAGACCTCCTCTGGCTGCCAATCTGTCTAATGTCTGACCACAGTGATTTTTTAATGCCTGTTCTTCATGTGGTTTGATGATATCATAGGGAATGTATTCTTTTCCCTTTTTCGTCATAATCGGGAATTCTTTCATTCTACTTATTTCCTCCAATTCTTCTGGATTATATTTTCGATAGCTGATTCCGTAATTTGTAAATCCACCGGACTGATATGTTATAAGTCGTGACATTTTATACTCTCTTTCAACTCAGATGCGTTTCCATTCCCGGATATCTGCCGGATCAATCACTTCCGCACATTTAGGGCATATAGGATATAAACCTTTTCTGCGATTCTCGTCCATGTCCCGGAATGTTTTATTCCTCCTCATCCGCTTGAATTCCGCATCTGCCATTGCTTCGTATAGCTTGGCTTTAGATAGCATTTTTCGCTGTGCATCCTCCAGCTGCTCATATCTTTTAGCCAGTGTAACCAGCGCATCAAAGGCATCTATTGTAGCACCGCAATCTTGGCAGCTTACAATCCTGTTTACCGTATCGACCTCGTAATGAGGTGGATTGCATTTGCAAAGCTTTTCTCTTCCTCGCTCGATTCTTACCAAATTGAAGAAAATAATCTCATTGTCCATAGTATTCCTCCACTAAATCCTAAGTTAGCTTTTTAATCGTTGTCCGCATTTCGGACAATATTCGTCGGTTACTTCTAACTCATTGCATCCATTTTCTTCCAAGCAGCAAGGACAGATGTATTCGTCCACATGGATCTCGCGGACTTTCATGGGGATCTGCTTCTTAAGAGCCTTTATTCCCATTTGTGCGGCTGCATAAGTCTCATCTGCCACAGGGCAGCAATACCGGCTCCAGCTATTCAATTCTTCTATTGCTCCACTAATTGCAGTAATATCTGTAAGATCGGTAACTTGATCTGTCGCCTGTCCTGTGCACAACGCATATTCGTTCATAATTATCTGGATTATACAATTATCACAATCACTTGTGCAGGACTCGGATCCTTCACACGGCATCTCTACAACATACGGAACACTTTTCCCTCCGCTTGTAGTCGGATTCGTCATGGCGCAGCATTCTTCCGGCACCCATACTCCTTCATCAAATTCAATCATTTTTATCATTCTGCTGTCTCCTAAGTTAGCCTATCTATTTTCTTTGCTATTGTCCTTATATTATCGAGTACATGATCGCAGCATTTCCAGATAAGCCAACTGCAATCTCCATCTTTTTCAGCATTCATTACTTGTGTTATTATAGATATATTTTCATCTGGTAATCTTTCGGCAATTGAATCCCATTTAGTAGAGTCAATCCACCTTTTAAATCTTGGCTGATAATATCTGACTTCTTCATTTTTTACTTTCATGTATTCTCCTAAGTTACATCAATTTTCCCACTCATCAGATCCGGAATCAGTGCGTCCCGCAATTCAGCCAAATATCTATTTTCTTGCTGATTCAGGTAATATATGTGCTGTTTCCATGTCTGCATAATCATCACCAAGATGCTTGACAGAATATCTTTGCTGTTGTTCTCAAATCGGATTTCGTTTTTATTCTTTGATGTTGAAAAATAATTATCTTTTTCAAGCTGTGGTGCTCCCAATTTTACAAGCAGTTCATTGAGTCCTGTATCTTGCTGATCATTTTTGTACATTTCGATATCGAATCCCATTCCTTTTGCCAGACTCTCATTGATTGTGAGCTTGCATGCGTTTTTTTCTCTCACCACCCTGTTTAGGTCCTCTACTATATCTTCATAACTCCTATGCTTTACTTCCTCTTCCTGTATATCGAGATAGTGACTCGCCAAAAGAGAATATTTATCCTCTTTTATTTTTTCAATGCTTACTGATTTGCAAAAATCAGGAATACTTTTTCTTTCCCTGATTGCATCCAGCACATCTTCCATTATTTTTTCCGGAATAACCTTTATTTTTTTCTGATAGATTCTGTTAGTATGAGAGGTTCCACCATATTGCCCTTTTTGATCTCTGATTTCCTCTACATATCTATTCCTAATGTCTATCATTTCCGTGGTTACATGTTCTTTGTTTTTGTCCAAAACAATAATACAAGTTCCCACCCCAGTGGATTCAAACATGTTGTCCGGGCAGATAATCACCGCTTCTACCAGGTTTTCCTCTACTAACCATTCTCTTATTGCCTTTTCCTCCTTTTGATTGCTGCTCATTATAGCGGCTGGCAGAAGGAAAACACACCTGTCATGTTTTTCCAGTCCTGTTAGTACAAATGCATAATTCGCATTATTTGCAGGTGGCACTACATAACATTTAGAAAATCGTGGTTGTATCTGTGCGAATGGCGGTATTTCCCATTTCATGTTATACGGTGGATTTGATATTAAGGTTTTCTTCATTTTCATATTTCCGTAAATCTCCCGAATTTTTCTCCTCTTGCGATTTTGTATGTGTGAAATACTTCCTGTTTCAATACATCTGAATGATATACTTTACATTCAATATTTCTAACTGCCATATTGAACAGTAGAAATGGCATTACCTCGCTGTCATATTCATATAATTCAAATTTTTGGTTCTTGTCCATATTCCATTTTTGAATTGTCAATGCCCCTGATCCAGCGCACATATCTGTAACTATATCTGATTTTCCTGCAAGTTTTCCCATAAACACAGCTAAGCTCTTAGGTGTATAATCCTGCATTTTTTCCGTTCTATCTGCATGGTAATACTGAAAAATCATTTGTAACCAGTCGATACTCAAATCTTTTACATTCTCACAAAATTTTTGATACACTGTCTCATCATTATTTTGAACTGCAGCCAGCAATTTCTCTGTCAGATCTTCGGTTGTCTTCGCATCAAATAATCTCAGTACTTTATTTGTAAGTTCCTGTAATTCCATCCCTGCTGCCTCCTTTACCATCCAATGATACAGTAACCCTGCATCAGTCCATATTCCGGTACATCCCGGAGCACGTACCGGATCCTGCGCACCTCTGTCCTGCCAGTATATTCTCCGTTCTCCCATTCCATTAGTATCAGGACATCTCCAGGCTGTACATTGTCTTCATCTTTCCGCAGTTCAAAGTTCTTCTTTTCCTCCCGGACTGCCTGGAAGTGCTTCGGCAGTATTTTCTTCTCCACTGTCTTCATTCTTCTTTTTCCTCTTCTTTCGGTATTTTCCCGGATCATAGTCCGGATTGAAGGAGCTGCGTGTCATGGATATGCTCTCTTTCCGCTGATCCTTTGCATATGATCTACGCATGGTCTCTATTTCCGGATCCTGGTTCTCTAATCCCATTGTCAGGAGATCTCCGTAAAAAAAGCTCCGGCGGAATCCTGTCTTTTTATCCCTGGTCAGCACGTTCCGTGGGTAAACTCCTATGACTTCGTATTCGCAGTATTTGCTCGCGCGGCCGATACGATCCTCGTCATTTATTTTGATCTTTATGGTGTCTCCTATATGTATGTTGCAGATGCGCGGCGCAGGATCCGGCAGAAGATTGCCGTCCCAGTCCTTATACTCCTGCATTGTTGTCTCCTTCCTGGGCGGCTGCTGCCTCTTGGATTTCCAGCGGCCGTCCCGTGGCTATGTTTATGGTTGTTCGTGAGTACACTCCAAAAGGCTTATTGATTTTTCTGGGCTGCCAGTGCTTTCTGTACTGCAGCATAGTAATTATTCACTCCGGCAATAAGTATCTCCGTCTCTGTCTTTCCCATTTTTTCTGCACAGTACTCTAATTTCCGCTTTTCCTGCGGAGTCATCCGGATGATCTTGCTTATTGTTCTGCTTTTCATCTCTGCGCTCCTTCGTGTATATACAAATTTGTATATACATTATCCCCACTTGTTATAAATCAGGGCATCCTCGCTCCAGCCCGGGTAGTGATCCTGCAAATACGCTCGGAAGAGCTGCAGCATCTCCTCCCGTCGGCTCTTGTTGCCGTTATCCAGCATCTCATGGTGACTGACGCAGCCTTGTGCACCATTCTGCGGGATCCCGAGACCACCGTGGGATCTCGGGATATAGTGCATGATGCTCAGTGATTCCGGACCTGACCAGGTGACGTCTTCCATGTGGTATTGCATCCGGCAGAAAATGCACTGGTTGCGATCACGTTCTTTGATAATCCGTCTGGATGAGGCATTAAACTCCCTCGCTCTCGCCTGTTTCGATCTCTTCGGCATTCTGCCCGCCTCCTTTGCTGAGTTCTTCCAGTCTATCCAGATAGCCGGAGATATCAGACAGCTGCTGTCTGGCCGCAACGATCAGATCCATCTCGACATATCGTACCAGGTTCTCCACGCTGCCACGGATGGACTGACGATAAGCTGTGCGCTGGTCTCCTTCGGATGGGCAATATTGCGGAAAGTCATTTTCGAGATCTGTCTGCCCCGGTACCTGCTCTTCCGATCCCATGGTGTCGGTATTCTGTTTCCGTTCAGAATCCCCGGAGCATGAGTCTGTTACCTGTGTTTCCGGCTCTTCCGGTGCCGGATCCGGTGCGGCTCCCGGGATGGTCATCTGCTCCGGCTTCTTTTCCGGCTCCTTCGGCTTTTTCTTCGGTTCTGTGTTTGCTTTGGTCACACGGGATTCCTTACGCTTTTCCGGTTTCTTTTCTTTCGGAGAATCGGCCGGTTGCACCGGTGCAACCGGAGTCATGTTCTCGCAATATAGCATCTTGTACTGCTCCTCAGGACTGCTGCCTCCATTAAACAGTTCTTCTACTTCATAGCAGATATCCTGTGGTATGTACTTGCTCCGCTCCAGCGTCTTCAGGTTGATTACCGTGGCACCGTCAGAATTTATAATGATCTGTGTCCTGCGCTCTCCCGGGATCCGGACGGTGTACACCGCATCCCCCTGCGGTATCAGTGCATCCATGATAGCGGTACTTCTGGGATAATTGCTTTTATTGCATATTTCCCACAGCTTTCGGAAGAGATTTTCCTGTTCTTTTCCCAGCTGCCAGAGATTTCTTTTTAGGGGAGATCCCTTTGGCGGAAGTATGGACCAGTCCGTTACGGCTGCTGCCTCTGCCCGCTCGATTTCTACCTCGATGTCGGATATCTTGTTTTCCGCATCCACCTCATCTTTGACGGCCTGTATCTCTGTTTTGGACAGTGTAGGCGGTAACGCCTCGTTGATCTCATCCGGAATCTGTAGCATCAGTGTCAGCTTTGCATATCCAAATCCCTGATAATTCGGTATGAGGTGATCCGAGTATCCGTTTTCTGAAAATCGGTCATTAATGTTGATAAATCGGCTCACCTGAGTCTTATCTATGCCATATTCCGCTTTTGCGAAATCCGTCACATTAGCATATCCACTGTCTGCCAGTATGTTGGTATCCCTGGCCACCTTAAGCAGATACCCAATCTGTACAAAATCCTCCGCTGTTCTAGTGAGTACCGCATCCAGCTCCTGTTTGTATTCTTGATATGATTTTTGATATATGATCTGCTCCATCATCTGTCTCCTTCTATAAATCTTCTTTCGGTCTCCGAATATATTTCTCCTCTGTATAATCTTTTCATTGTGTCTGTATCCCTCTCGAACATCTTAGGAATCTCTCCGCCGTCATATACTTTCACTATATTGCTGAAGCGTACTGTAAAGGGGGGGTATAGTTAGCTCCTGTACGGACAGATAACGTTTCATTTTCGATCTTATCTACCATTACATGTGCCCACTTTATGATTCCGTTATCGCGGAAACGAAGCAGGTATATCTTTCCTTCTGTTATCGTTGTTCTTTTGACTGTCCATGATTTATTTTCTTTGTCTACAAAATACATTCAGATTACCTCCATCAGATCTTCTGCCAGTCCTTTCAGGACCACAGTATTATTTTTTGCCTTCAGTTCTTCTATATTTTTTTGGCGCAGGATTTCGCTCTGTGCCGCATATTCATGGTCCTGCTTGCTCATACGCTTACGAATCACTTTCTGCCATTCCCGCAGGAACGGCTTGATCTCCTCAATGCCCGGCTCTTCGTCGTATGCCCCGCGGTGCTGGCGGATTGTTCCTCCCGGTTCTACCTCTATGGTATAAAAAGGCTTGTCCGGTGACGACTGCTGCCGCAGGAAACAGATATAGGTCTCTCTGCTGACGATCCGGTCAAAGTACCGCTCTGTATTACCTACACAATGATGCAGCGCCATGCCCTCCGCCGTAATCTCCATAAAGTCCCTGGGCACCACAATACAATAGGTGTCATTCTGATACTCAAACTTGGCGCGGATCTCGGAGAGGATATCCTCATATCCCGGATACTTGTTCCTCATCTCCTCCGCCTGCTTCCTTGCCATTTCCGCATTTCTTTTCCTTTCAAATTCTTCCCTGTGCAGTTCCACTTCCGCATTCACTTCATCGTGCCGGCGCTTCAATTCCCTAGGGCGGTGTACCAGTGCATCATCCATGTGTTTTCCCAGCGTTCGTGACATGGACAGATAGTCCTCGTACTGATTCCATACATCCTGGATCTTCATTCCCGGATACGATTCCTTTTTCTGCCGGTTCAGGTAATTCATCAGCTGTTCCGGAGACATGTATTCTCCGGCGAGAGATTTATCATAGTCCTCCGGATCAATTCTGTTTTTTTCTGTCCATGCGATAAATTCTGCCGACAGCTTTCTTTCTTCCAGTTCTGACCACTGCATCCAACGCAGCATCTGCATTCCGCCGTTTTCCTGCCGCAGGCGGTTGACCAGCTGCTTGTCATCTATCAGTAAAATATCTTCCATGCATTCACCGTTTACTTCGATTGTTCTCCCCGAATACCCGCCCCAGTATGTAATACACTGTGACAGTTCATCCAGCAGACGGTAAAAGCGTCCCTTTGCCATATACTCTGCGATACCGGTAAATTGCTTATTGCTTTCCACAAGCAATCCGTTATAAAATGCCTTAATCCCCATCTGTGCCAGCATTGGCATGACATCTGACCAGGCTTCGTATGCCGTAGCTTTCAGCCCTGCTTTGATTCCTTCTGTATCTGGATACAGGTAGGATGTATGCCAGCGTCTGCTCTGTGGATTGTGGTCGTGCCATCCGCACCAGTACACATCACAGTAGTAATAGATTTTCATAAAATCCTTTGCTCCGCGGAGCATCATCAGGCGGATCTGTTCATCCAGCTCTGTATCTCTCTTTCCTGTTCTGTGCCAGTCCACCGTTACCTTAAAATGTCTCTCTACTCCCTGTTTCTCGTCCACGTCGTGGATCATCGTCAGCCATCCGATTGTTTGGATTCTTCCCCTTGTTTTTTCCACCGTCAGGTCATGGCCACAGAGAGGACATTTGATCTGTTTACGATGTTTTACGGGGACATCTGCTGCCTCTTCTTTAAAATCCCCGTTGCATGCGGTACAATGACAGGTCTTGTCCTGCTTGTTATAAAAGGCATACTGGAGATCTCCTACCAGTCTCTCAGTGATCCAGTCATATACCCTGTGTCCCGGCTTCGGACACTTATTCATGAGATCTCTGATTCTCTGTTCTTTCCGGTCTCTGGCACGTTCCCTCTTGTCCGCACTGTAGTCTTTTTCCATCCGGCATATCCTCCGCAAGGGATCGCTGATCCAACTGTAATCATGCATCGGGACAAACTTCTCCAGTTCTTTTGCCTGTTTTTCTTCCAGCCAATCTCCCTCACACGGTTCCGATCCCCAGTAACATCCTCCAAATCCTTCCGTGCAATTTGTCAGATTGGTCTGCTCTTTTTTGCCTGATCCGACGTAATAGGTGCCGTATTCCCATGTTTTCCGGTCTACGGCGTGCCGGCAGATATTTACTTTATTTTTCCAGATGTCCATGATCAGGTACTGGTCCGTCGCCTGAAAAGTGATCTGGTTTTCTTTCTTCCTACTTTTTGTCCGTGGTATCAACGGTGCTTTCAGTATTTCTCTCCACTTCATGCCTGCTGCCTCCTTTCTGCTTCCGCCAGGGTATCCAGTGTGTACCAGATGTCCGGCAGGATGTTCTTTCCGTCCACATCAAACAGTTTTGCCGCGACAATCTTTCCGTTCTGTTCTACGATCAGTCCCAGGTGGGCTCCGATGCATCCGCTTACTCTTGGACTACTGCCTCTGGCTATTGCAATTCCATCCGGTATTTTAATGTCGGCTGTCTGTTCTGCGACACACAGCATATGTCCGCTTTTCTGCCACCCATTTCTCTGTGGATGATGCAGCATGTACAGCATGGCTTCCCTGGCTATGTCACGGTTATCCAGTTCTTTCTTCAGTGTCAGTCTGGTGCATGCGATACGCGTATTCGTTCCGTCCTCTGCAATATCTCCTACTGCGGCTGCTTTGAAAAACCTGTTTCCGCGTCCCAGAGAGTAGTAGCCGCTACAGTCAAGTACATACTCGCAGGCATGGAGACCGGTATCACCGCACTTTGATTTTTCTGCTGTAGCCGGTACACCCAACTGATACTGGAATGTTCCCTGTCCCATTGTGCAGGTCATGTCATTGTTCGTTGCCTTGTATACGATCATTTTTTATCTCCCATGTAATAATCCAAGATGATCTTTTTCAGTTCATCCCTGCCACACATTCCGATCTGCCCGGCACTCTCCGGCAATCCTGCTGCCTTAGTGATCCTCCTGTCTATGGTTACCCGGTTCTTTGATGCCATTTTCAGTCCTGCTGCCAGTACATCCAAGAGCTTCTTGTCCGGATTAAATACTGCATTTGCCAGTGCAGCACCGTCTTCCTCTTTATGCTGTGCAGGGTACTCCAATATCATCTGCACTACAAACTCCTTCCAGTCCTTCATCTGGCTCTCTAACTTCAGGTCCTGTTCTTCCAGCTTCAGTTTTCCAATAGCTGCCATCGTCTCATTACAGAGCGTCTCCTCCGGATCTTCGCTGTCCATGTAGTCCTCGGCATCCTCTTTCTCCAGTCCGTTCTCGGTTGCCAGTCCGATCAGCGCTTCCAGGTCTCCCTCTGCCTTCTGGGCGGCTGCTGCCCTGTTCAACTCCTCTACGGTATTAAATATTCCAAATTTCTTCTCCATCTGTTCTCCTTTCCCGGTTGCACCGGTGCAACTTCCGAATTTTTCTCGGTAGTTCAGTCGGTTTCACCTTGTAACCGACTGCTTTTCTGTCAAATTGTTATATTTTCCATGTTTTGTTGACGTCAACAAAATCGTCTCTAACATGAGTGCTCTACTCATGCTGTCAGTTTTTCGGTACTTCTGTGAAAATGTCTTTTAATGCCCTCTTCAATGGCATGTTAAAGCGCATCCATTCGGCATATTCGTGTTTCTCGCCTTCCGCCAGCAGGATATGTCCGCCATCCTCTACGTCCTGCAGGAGCATTTCCCACAGGACAGCGTTTTTCACCGGATTGCCTTTGGCACTCTTCCATCCGTTTCTCTGCCACTTCTCCGGCCAGTGCTGTGTGATGGCTGCTGCCACGTTGCTACACTCTGTATGGATCACTACAGTGCAGGCATAATGGAGACGCTGCAGGGCATCCCGGATGGCACGCAGGACTGACTCGCTCTCCGTGGTATCGTCATACTCTACGATCTGTGGAGCTGCTTCATAGTCACTGCCGTTCTTGCGCTTTGTCCTCATGATGTACATTGCCCGGCCGGAGCCCTTTGCGGATCCCCTGAGCGTCGTGCCTATAAAGATATCCACTACTTTCAATTCATTTTCCAATTTATCAACACCTCCTTACCCTGTTCGGCGGTTTCTTCCGCTCCTGTGTTTTTAACCTGATCAGCGTGTAACTCCGGTACAAAAATCCTGTGACCGGATTAATGCCCTCATGCATCCGGGCTATGTAATATCCCTTGGGTGGCTTGATCTCCGGCTTCCATCGAACCAGCTTGTCCTCTTTGGGCTCCGGCAGGGGCATATTGCGGCTGGTATTGTAGGAGGACTCCGCAATTCTGGGCTTGCCCGGTGTGCCGTCCGTCTTTACCTCCGCTGTGTGCTCGTCCTTGGTCAGGTAATTCGCCAGCTGCTCCATGTCATCCCCGTTAAATTTGCTGTTGTGGATCTCCGCCACATAGGTGCCGCCCTTGGTCCATGCCTTGGTTACAATGGCAGCCGCATCACCCTCCGGTGTCTGCTTGATCACAAGATGGATGTGCCAGGCTCCCTTGGTTCCACGCTCAATATTGCGGATCCAGTAGAACGGTGCTCCTCTCATCCTGTAGATCTTCCGGACTTTTGCCATCGCCGCCTGAAAGTCCTTCAGTGCTCCTGCCATATCTGGCGGACGGTTCCCCACCTCATAGGTCCATGTGATAAACAGATCTCCCGAATCAAAGTACTGGATCAGCCGCCACCGGCACAGCCTCGCCTTATTCCTCCTGTTGATCAACCTCACCTGTTCCTTGGTTGGCTTCTCCTTCTTCTGTCTGGTCTTACCCTTCCCCCCATAATTCCCATCATGGTACTCTTCCACGTCCAGGACATCCCCATGCTTCAGTCTCATTTTCTTTCTCTTAACCATGTCTCTGTATCCTAACTTTAATATCTTTATCAAGTGCGCAGGGGCTTCAAAAAGCCCCGTTTTTCTTGACTTTTTTAGTCCACAGAGTTACAATAATATTGTCTAAATACGTAGCTCTGTGAGCTGGCCGGCATCGCCAAATGCCGGCTTTTTTATTGCTCTGCGTAGACAGGCTCTACTATGTAATTATCCGGTGACCAGTAGTACCGCTTTTTGCCTGTCGGCAGGTACTCCACGCCCTGGATCTCCCTGTCGTAGTCCTCCACTGTGCGTTTAAAATCTGCCCTCTCACGCTGCAGGCGGTCCAGTATGACCCGGATGGCATCATCGGTGATTGTGATGTACCGGATACCCTTCATCATGACCAGATGTGCGTCCTGATACTTTCGGAGAACATACGGAAAAACCTCCTGCGCCTCGTGGTCAACCAGCATCATCAACGGCTCTGTTGGGGTCTGTTCCAACCTCTCCATAATCTCCTGCACTCTCTCGTCTTTCACGCATCCCACCTCCTCTCAGTTTCGCTATCCTCAGCTCCATAATTCGTGCCCTCCGGCGCTTTTCCTGCCATTTTTCTGCCTGTTCCTCGCAAAAAAGGCAAAAAATAAAAAGCATAGCCGCCAAACCCATGATCATGGCGATCTGCTCTCCTACTTCTGTTGTCTTAAATACCGGCTCCAAGAGCAAAGCTCCGAGAAACGATATCACAATATCTTTATACATACCTTTGCCTCCTCGTCCCCTATAGTTACCTGCATTCGTGTCACTTTCAGTATCTTAATCAGTGTCTCTACTGTGATAGCTGTCTCACCTTTCTCCCAGCGACTGACCGTGTCGCGTGAATATCCGATCTGCTCAGCAAGCATTTCCTGTGTCAGATCCCGTACTTCTCTTGCATCCCTGATAAATTCTCCGAGTTTTTCTCTGCTCATATACCCACCTCCACTATCTGGCATCTCATATCATTAATTTCGCAGATTTTTCTCTCATACATGTCCTGCAAAGTCTCAAAATATAATAACAGTGTCTTTTCCTGCATCTTGTTTACCGTAATAAACTGCACTCCATCAAATTCGTAATACTTTGCTTCCGGGATCATCTTTTTGACACGCTCATACGTCTGCTCAGCAAGCGGACGATTACAGGCTGTCCAGTATGTTCCCATATTTTTATTCCGCATAATCTCTTCCACGAAATGCTCTGGATCTGTATACATGCTCATTTTCTTTTTCCTTTCCGATCACGCTCTCTGCGTGGCCCCGGTGCTGATCTACCCGGGTACCACCAGAAAGAGGGCAACATACCATCATAGCAGTGGATGATATGCCGTCATATGGTGATGCAGCAAGATGCACCACGCACAAAGCGTGATCTATAATATGATGCTTGTCCCCATGCCCTCTACGTGGTGCCCAGCCAGGGGAGGACTGGACACACACGCTAATTGTGTAAAAGGGGAGTGTGGTGTTGGGAATACACCACGTACAGGGCACGGATACCTGTGGTTACTTCTTTTCACTATTTAATTGTCTGTTCACACAATCTGCCAGTATCCTGTAGACTACTGCTGTATGTCCGCTGCAAGGAATTACATAGCCCTCAATGCTATCCAATACCCTTCCGTCAGCCATCACATGAGTAATGTGCGGTTTTATTGGTTCCTTGCTTTTCATTTCTGCTGCCTCCTTCCCTTAAATAAGTTTCTTATGCGTTGCGTTTTCGTTTTCTTCCACCTATAATGTCCTTAAAAGGAGGAATTGTCCCATGCATCCATTGACTAAATATGATCTTAAAGTTTTACGTTTTCTTAAACGTCATCCACTCGGAGTATCCGGTGCAACGCTTTTTAGAAAATTCCATTGCACTCCTACATGGCTTGAAGATCTCTGCAATTATAAATACATAAGTCATAACTACGAATTTCCTCGAAGTCCTGACGGTTTTATTATTGGAGATGGGAAAGTCCCTGACACTGCTTTATATACACTCGAACTGCTTGGTACTGCCGAGGTCGAATCTCATCAGTGGTTTGATCTCCAGTACATCATCACGCAGATCCTGGTTCCTATCGGTATCGCACTATGTACATATGCATTGACCTATTATTTAGATCATCTTGGATAATACGTACGCCAACAGCCCACCAAAAATCCCGGATGCGATCGGAACTATGTTATCCTCTATGAACCATTTGAGCCGTTCTAACATTCTTTCCTGCTGCCTCCTTTCTGATCATTGTTGCGTTGCGCAACTTTTTAAGCAAAAAAATACTCTGCGAAGTCCATAGAATCTATTTTAAGTATTTTGGACAGATCTTCTGCTTCTTGTAAATCCATAGGACGAATATTATTAATCTTCTGATTTGCTGTGGGTTGCGCAATATGTAATGCATTTGCAACATCTTTTTGGGTTAATCCCAATTCACACATTCTCGATTTAATTTTGCGTGTATTAATCATTCTCTGTCCTCCTCTCATTATGAATTGTAGCACTGTGCAACTTTTGTGTCAATAGCGTAGCGCAACTTTTTTTATCATTTGTTTTATTTTGTATTGCACCATGCAATATTTAAGTGTATAATACACATTAAGAAACGGAGGTATTACAACACATGGATGTCATAGAAATTGGAAGACGTATAAAAAAAGCCAGAGGTTCCATGACGCTTGAAGACATTGCTCTCAAAGTTGGTGTAACCAAATCTACTATACAACGGTATGAGAACGGAGCTATCGTAAATCCTAAAATTCCTGTCCTACATTCTATCGCTAATGCTATTGGTGTTAACCCTGCTTGGCTTGTTTGTAAGTCCGATGAAATGTATTTATCTGGGGATGAAATTAATACCCCAAAAGCAAAAAAGCGTGCTGCTAAAAGACTGGATAAGGCATTAAACATGACCGGAATATCTGCTGCGGATTTGTCTCATGCATCTGAAGTGTCAAAATCCTCCATCAGTCAGTACCTTAGTGGTTCTCATATTCCTTCTGAAGAAAATGCAACTAAATTGGGAAATGTTTTGAATGTGAATCCGTTATGGTTAATGGGATTTGATACTCCCATGACAGTAAATGGTGCTGCAGAACAAGATTCGAGGCTTGCCAGCATTATCGACTATTATAACTTATTAAACGATACTGGCAGAGATACCGCCGTGGCCCGTATGCGGGAGCTTACCCAGATCCATGATTATGTCTCTCAGCCTGATGCCTATCAGGTCCATGCGGATGCTATCCGTCAGGTGAATGCAATCGAAGAATCCCGGAACAAGAAACACCAGAAGACCATCGGTTAATACACCCATCCCGGCAGGTGTCATGATTAAAAGATTAACAGTATCACTTTGGTACTCCCTTGGAAATCTGTATTTACGTACATTGTGTAACTAAATTTATAGCATATGGCATATACATCCGGATCCTCAATAGATATGTAGGTCTTTGTCATATAATCGCCCCCTCGCTCCCTGCCGGGGGAGGGTGCATGAACATTTTATCAGATATTATTGCTAAATTAGTTGGTAATACATTCCAACTGTGGTATGGGAAGGAGATAGTTTTATGGTTAAATCAAATTTTAGTCACATTCATGGAATACCCGGATGGGGAAGTGGTCTTGTTGTTACAGTCGACTTGTTAGAAGACAAACTTACTTTTCGTAAAACCGCTGTTAAAGATTCTCCTGTTGTGTCTCTTTCGTATGATCAAATAACAGAAACCGGTTGCTATACTGAAAAAGAGATTATTGAAAAGTCCAAGTCTGTTGTTGGTCGGGCTGTTGTTGGCTCTTTGTTCGGTCCGCTTGGAGCAATTATCGGTGGTCTAAGTGGTACCGGCACAAACAAGCGTGTTAAAACAGATTTGTTTTACACAATATCTTACGTTTCCTCTTCAGGTGAACCAGCTATGATTACTTTGCGATGCGGTGTTTTTGGATGCCATATGAGTTATTTTAATTCCGAATTGAAAAAAAAGCTTCCTGAAAAGCAAGACGTTAAGAACTTCTCATTATAATTGCACCGGTGCAACTCTGGCCGCTCCCCTTGTTGGAGCGTGGATTGAAATAAATGATTGGAGGTTATCATGTCATCTATTGACATTAACAATGTTGTAGATCTGTATATCCGTGTCAGTACTTCCGAACAGGCGGAGGAAGGTTATTCCGTGGCAGAGCAGGAGGAACGTCTCCGGAGCTATTGTGCTGCCTATAATTATACAATCAATGCTGTCCATGTGGATCCCGGCTTTTCCGGAGCTTCCCTGGATCGTCCCGCCATCAAGAAAGTGATGTCCGATGTGGAGCATGGTCGATGCAAAAAGGTGATTGTGTGGAAGCTGGACCGGCTCTCCCGTTCTCAGAAGGACACTCTGATTCTGTTGGAGGACGTATTCCTTGCGAACGATTGTAACTTTATCTCTCTCATGGAGTCCTTCGATACTTCCACCCCTTTTGGTCGTTGCATCGTAGGTATCCTGGCCGCATTCGCACAGATGGAGCGAGAGAACATTAAAATCCGAACCATGATGGGACGGCAAGCCCGGATCCGAGAGGGACATTTCCACGGATCCCGGTGTCCTCTTGGATATAAATTCCAGTATGCTCCCGATGGCGCTCTTCTCTCTAATGATCTCGTCGTTGATCCTTACACTTCCAAGCTCGTACAGGAAGTATACAGGCTGTTTCTTGGTGGATCCAGTCTCAGCTCCATTTCAGTGCATATGACATCCACCTATGGTTGTTGTGTGTACGATTGGTCAAATAGCACTGCAATCCGGCGCCTCTTACGCAATCCTATTTATATGGGTAAAGTAAAGGTTGGTAACGAACTTTACCCCGGAATTCATGAGCCTCTTGTCTCAGAAACTGACTGGTATATGGTTGCTGCTATGTTAAAACACAACAAAGAGCAGCAAAAACGTACTTATGCCTATCAGATTTCCGGTGGTGCCTATGCCGATAACCTCCTGACCGGCCTCCTGTTCTGTGGTGACTGCGGTGCCCGTATGTACGCCCGGAGAGTATCGCAGAATAAGAAAAAGTACATCTGCCACTCCGTTGCGAAAACGTCACCTGCCATGATCAGGTCCGATCATTGTACCAATCGTCTGCATCCCTTTACGGTGCATCAGCTAGATGAAATGGTCATTGATGAGATTTTGAAATTGTCCTTGGATCGCCCCGGATTCGATATGCTCTGTGATCAACCGGATGCTTCCTCAAAATCAGAGGATAAAGAAATCTATGAAGAGAGACTTGCTGAGGTGAACCGTCAGCTTGACCGTTTAGTGAAACTGTATCAGACCGGTCTGATCGATCTGGACAATATCAGTGCCCGGCTCGGAGATCTGAACCAGGAGAAGAACTTCCTGGAAGGTAATCTTGCAACGATCAATGAGGTCACACCTGCCGAAATCAGAGAAACGGCCTGGAAATCCATTCAGAGTCTCCAGTCCGTCCTCAATAATGGGGATATGGGCGAAGTTCACCGCATCATCCATACCCTGATTGATAAAGTTGTAGTCCTCAATACAGATGTCACCAT